TACCAGATTGTAGAGTCTTTGCTATTTCGGTATTACGAATTTCCTTCTGATCTACGGTAACAGTATTGGAGCCAAAATTAGTGGGAACAAGATCATTAGACATAAAAATAATCCTTAAGATTGATTAAAAGATTCAGCAACTTCTGCGGCTTTCCTTGCCGCAATTTCGGCATCCCGCTGTTTACGTTCAGCGGCTGCCTGTGCACGAGCACGTTCTTTCTCTTGCTTGGCACGTTCGAATTTCTCACGTTCCTTAGTGATGGTAGCTTCGTCAAGACTGATTGCGAACTTCACGCCTTCAATGAAGGCTTTGATCTCTTCTGGTTTCTTGAATAGAGTCTTGGCAATCTTCTGTTCAGAAACTTCTTTCGTGAGTTCAGTCTTGTTACGCGGCTTTACGCGTGGCGTATAGACTGCCTCTTTGGGTTTGCTGCCAGTTTTGGCAGCAGCCTGAAGTTCCTTCTTGTGGTCCTGGATCAGTTTACCGAAATCACCAGCATTCATTTGCATGGCTTCCTGAAGATATTTGATCCGTTCAGAATCTTCTGGAAGCATCAAGAGTGCTTTTGCATTGAGAACTGAGATACTGCCATCATCGACAAGAGCTTGTACATTATCAGGCAATTTGACGAGTGAGAGGCGAACATTCACATAATCAATGCTCTGACCAACCATCTGTGCGATCATTGAGACCGTAAGAGTCTCATCTTCTGCACACATACGCATGAACTGCTGGCCTTCCTGAGCTGGCTTTTGACGAACACGATGTTTATTGGCAGTATACTGCTCAATCATCGCTTGCATGTTCGTCATTTTGCCCTGGTTGATACCAGCGATCTTCTTCAGACCAAGTTCTTTATGTGCGGTCAAACGCTGAAGACCGTCAACCAGAACAAGATCAGTCTTGCCTGTATCCTTGTTTGTGTCTTCTCGAAGGATAATGGGCTGTTGGAGAGGGGGAAGACCTTGATCATTTCGTTCCTGAATAGACTTCTTCAAGCCGAGATACTCAACGTCCTTTGTGTTCTCGCCCCGGATTGCGATGTCCGAGATCACAATATCTTCAACATTGTATTCCTTGATCTGCTGCATTAATCACCTTTCCTAATTTGATTAGATTTACCCTGAAAAGAATTTTCGACACCGTCACTCTTCCAGAGCGGTTGCTATAGTATACACGAAAGGGGAGTAGATATAGTAGAAAAATTGGTATATTATATAGTCAATTTTTCACTTACTTACGGAGAAGCATTTTCACTTATTATATATAAAATTTAAATTTAAATTTGTCCTATAGGGGTTATAGGAAAAACTTACTTCCTTCGTAAGTCATTTTTCGTGTATACTATAGTATAGATAGATAAATAGATTAGATTTTATATTGAAAAAAATTAAGGAATAGCATTATGCCCAGTAAGACTGAAGCTATCTCTAACTTCCTAGAGATCAGCAAGACCCCTCTAGCATACCTATACAATGAACAGATGGAAGTACAGGTAATCGTTGCAAAGGATCAGAATGAAGTAGTTAAGGGAGAATATAAGGGAAGAAAATGGCAGGCATATAAAGATCAGGAAGGTAATATTTATAAGCCTTTCCGTATACCTTGGAGAGCAAATACAGAGAATCCTCACTTTGATGATTCCGAGATGTCCTGGGATCTGGCAAAACACGCTGATGCCATCGGTATGACAGGATGGAATTGGGTGCGGCAAGAAACTCAATGGGTTGCTTTTGATTTTGATTCACTAGTCAATCATAATATAGGATTGACTGATAAAGAACTTGAAGAGATTCTGGCAAAAGCCATGACCCTTGATTATGTAACAATTCGTAGATCTACTAGTGGATCAGGTTATCACTTTTATGTCTTCCTTGATAACTTCGAAACGAAAACCCATACGGAGCATGCTGCATTAGCTCGTGCAATAATGGGTAAGATGTGTGCAGATGTGGGCTATGACTTCCAATCTAGTGTTGATGTCATGGGTGGGATTATGTGGTGTTGGGCTAGAAAGTTCATTGGAACTAATGGCTTTCAATTAATTAAGCAGGGAAATCAATTATCTGATATTCCAATTAATTGGCGGGATCATTTAGATGTTGTCTCAAAGAAAAAACGGAAAGTTAACATCAATGTACCTAATACTGAGAAGGATGAATTCCAAAGACTTCTTATACAAAGACAGGCAACAAAACTTGATTCCATCCACAGTGAACTCATTAATTATCTGAATCAAATGGGTGTATATGCACAATGGAATAATGATCATAACTTACTTATTACACATACATCTGCTCTCGCACACGCACACAGAGAATTGAACTTACGAGGTATCTTCCTTACTACTGCTCAAGGAAAAGAGGAATTTGATAAGAATTGTTTCTGCTTTCCTCTTGAGGATGGAGCTTGGTCAGTACGTCGATTTACTAAAGGTATTCTTGAAGAGATTTCTTGGGATCAAGATGGTAGTGGTTGGACTAGATGTTACTTTAATCGTGATCCTGACTTCCCTTTAGCTTGTAAAATCAATAGTGGTATAGAGGATTCAGATGGTAGTTACTCTTTTGATTCTGCCCAAGATGCAATTGATGCAGCGTCCTCTATTGGAGTACACTTCCAATTAGAGAAAGAATTTCAAAATAGGGCAGCAAAACTAATCAAACAGAAGGGAACTAACAGATTAATTATTCAATTAGATCATCGTGAAACTGATCCTGGGAAGATGGGTGGTTGGATTAATAAGAAGAAACTCTGGCAAAAAATTGGTGGAGTAGCTAACTCCCCTATAACTGAGCCTGAATATACACAAATGGATGAGACATTTCGTCATTGTATTGATGATAATCATCGTGATGCAGGTTGGTTTCTTCTTGGCCCTACTGGTTCTTGGCAAGAAGAACCACTTACACATGTGAAGTACGCCATGACTGCTCAGGGATATACTACGGCAATCTCGAGTATTGAAATTGGAACATTGATTCAAAATAGTTGGAAGTTAGTCAACAGGCCTTTTCAATCTGAATATCCTGGCGATCGTGTATGGAATCATCAAGCAGCACAATTGAAATATAGTCCGAAGGAAAGTACGGAAGATCTGAAGTACCCTACTTGGAACCTAGTGCTCAAACATATAGGTAAAAATATAGATCAAGAAGTTGCTAATCATCCTTGGTGTCAGGAACATTTTATTTTCGATGGTGCAAGCTATCTGAAGTGCTGGATTGCCTGTCTCCTACAAGATCCAATTGAACCGCTTCCATATCTATTTTTGTTTGGTGAACAGAATAGTGGTAAATCCACTTTGCATGAAGCCATAAGCCTTTTAATTAATAGAGGAGTAATGAGAGCAGATGGAGCATTAACTAACTCTTCTGCATTCAATGGTGAACTTCGAGGTATTGTACTAGCAATTATTGAAGAAACTAATTTAGGGGGGAATAAGAATGCGGCATACAATAGGATTAAGGATTGGGTTACTGCTCGTGAAATGGCAATTCACATAAAACAAAAGACCCCATACATGAGTACAAATAGTCTACATTTTATCCAGGCAGCAAATGATATATCTTTTTGCCCCTCTTTCCCTGGTGATACACGTATAACAATGATCCATGTTGATTGTCCCAAACATAATATTCCAAGGAAAGAGCTATTTAAGAAGTTAGAAGATGAAGCTCAGGATTTCTTGACTGAGGTTATTAATCTTGAGTTACCCCCACCACAAGACAGGTTACGTGTTCCTGTAATCAATACAAAGGAGAAGATCGAGGCAAGTGAAGCCAATATTGCTGATCTCTCTGACTTCCTTGAAACAGAAGTATATGAGTGCCAAGGTAATTTGGTTCTTGGGAAAGAACTCTGGGAAAGATTTTTTGCTTGGCTGGATCCAAAAGCACAAACTTATTGGTCTCGCCGTAGGTTCTTCAAAGAAATGAATAAACATGTAATGAAAGGAAGAAGTAAAAAGGATAATTATTATTATTTTGTGAACATCTCACTAGTCCCAAAAGAACCATTAGATATTAAGTATGTTCTTGATGGAGAATATCTTAAATATGAAGGATAAGCCATTTGAAGCACTTCTTTATCTCTTTAATGTTTATGAGATCAGTGATGAACAAATGGAAGATCTCATAACAATGATGAATGAAGAAAGTAAAAAACGTGGGTTCAAAGATTGGAATGATGCCTTCAAAAATATAATGTAAATGAAATACGGAGTATATTAATGAGAATAGTAGCATTCGGGAACCAGAGACAAGTGGGTAAAAATCTAGCAGCACAATTACTCACAACAAATTTACAAATCCATTACCCTACATTGCGAGTGAAATCTGTAGGTTTTGCAGACAAACTGTACTTTGTTTGTTCTGATTTATTTGGTTTTCCTTCAAAAAGTTTCTATGAAGCTAATCCTCAAGAAAAGGAGAGAGAGTGTATATTCAATACAGATCTAAGTGTTCGTAGAGTTCTTGAATTAGTTGGAACATATATGCGGGAGATTGATCCAGAAGTATGGATTAAGAGAGTAATACCAAAAGAGGAACTTGACATATTATTTATTACTGATCTTCGATTTGACAATGAAGCAAATTATCTAAGAGATAATTTTGATACTCTTCTTGTCCATATCATTAGAAAGACTGGTCTTCCACCCTGTACTTCTGATATTGGAATATCTGATTACACTGGTTGGTTAGAAATCGAAAATAATGGGACTAAGCGAGAGTATAATGATCTCCTTATGCAGGAACTTTTTAAGGAACTGACTAAAAATGTATTATAAGGATGTTCTCCGGAAAATATTAAAGAATCGAGTAAAACCACCATTAGGTTATCCCGGTAATAAATTCAGATCATTACACCATATTCTCCCACATCTACCTATGCAAAGAGGTTATTGTGAACCCTTTGGTGGAATGGGGACGATACTATTGAATAGACAGAAAAGTCAATTTGAAATCTTGAATGATAAGTATTCTGCTGTTGCAGAATTACTTTTAGTCTTGCAATCTCCAAAGTATTTAGAGAAATTTACTGAGCTTTGTGAAACTACTCTACATAGTAGGCAGTTTTTTTATTGGTGTGAAGAAACTTGGTATCAACAAACAGACATTGTTGATAGGGCATTCCGTTGGTATTATTTTCAACTCTACTCTTTTGGTCAACAAGGTAGGCACTTTGGTAGATCAACTGGGAAAAAGAACAGTGATTCAGGAAAGCTATTACAGAGAATTTCTGGTTTTCCACCAATACATGAGAGATTAAAGAATGTTCTGATTGAGAATCAAGATGCTATGGATATTATCACAGATTTTGATTCTTCTGATATGACCTTCTATCTTGATCCCCCATATCTCGATACCTATGAGGGTATATATAAGTATACAATGAGGAAAGAGGAGCATAAGAGTCTCCTTGATTTGATCTTCCGTTCTAAAGGATTCTTTGCAATCTCTACATATAAAAATGATTTATATGAGTCTTACCCTTGGGATGATAGAATCATTTGGGAAGTTAATCAGAAAATGCAATCTATGGCTTTCACTGTAGGTAATAACTTGATTGGTTGTGAACGTACTCACCGAGATGAAGTATCTGAAGTCCTCTACATTAAAGGAAAGAAATAATGGGACAACTTGTTACTGTTAATCACAATATTCTGTGTGCTGTAGATGTTGAAACTACTGGTCTTGTTCCTGGGGTAAATGAAATTATTGAACTTTGTGTACTCCCTCTGAATGCAGCATTGAAACCAGAACTCAGTGTTGAGACTTTTAATGTAAAGATCAGACCAGAGAAACTAGAAGAAATCAGTCCTAGTGCATTGAAAGTGAATGGGATGAAATTAGATGATTTAAAGTTTGCGATGGCAAAAGATGATGCCTTAGCCCTCTTCGAGAATTGGTTTGATAATGAAATCAAAGGAAAGGGATATAGACAGATTGAACCGCTTGCACAGAATTGGCCTTTTGATCTTGGTTTCCTCTTGGAATTCTTCGGCTCCTATGTTGATAGTACAGAAGATCACCAGAGGTATATGGATTTGTTTTTCTTCCGCGGTTTCCGGGATACCTTCAGCACAGCAAAGTATATAAATGATCTTGCTGAATATAATGGTCTACGTATTCCATTTCCAAAACAAAATCTTCGTTATCTTTGTGCCCAATTAAATATTGAACATATTGGAGCACATACTGCTCTTGGTGATTGTCATGCTACAGCAGAAGTATACAAAAAAATGTCCTCAATTTATATTAAGGGGGGTTTTAAGATTGTAGAATGAATAAGAAAGGGAAATTCATCGAGGAGAAATATTTTGAAGAAAAAGAATACACCATTATATGAGTTAACTCTCTTCTATAAAACAGAGGAAGAAAGAGATATTGTTCTTCGAAAAATAGTTGGTACTCAATGGTGGAATTTCACTTGTGAACAGTGCAAGTATTCTACTGGTGAAACTTGTACCCATCCTAATGCAAAGAGATTCCAAATGTCTTTTGAAGACAATGCTTGTGACCTCTTTGAAGATATAGATTAGTCTTTCTTTGGGTTATGTGGACAACCGATACACGTAGTGTGTCGCATTTTACAATAGTAATTCTTACAAATGGGACAAAAAGTACGCCTCTTATGGGGGCATTGTACTTCTGTCCCATCTTTGTTATATCCAATTGGATTATTCATCTAGTGGATCAATCGTCTCTTGATCCCTCACACTACCACCAGCACGCATATCAAACGTGTCATTTGTTCCCTTGTAGTCAAACTGCCCCTGTCCTTCTTGTGTATGTGTTCCCCAAGTACTAATAGTGAATTGCCGCACACGAAGAGATTGATCTGGACCAGTTTGTTCTGTTACTATCATACCATTCGTGGCACAACTAATAAGGGAAAAACAAACTAGGATAAAAAGAGCCGTTTTTACTAGTCCTGGAATATTTATTGTGTAACCAGTTTTATGCCCAATCCATTTAATTAGACCATGTAATATACCAGTTATAGGAATTACTAGGTAAGGGATTATCCCATGAACAGTATCAATATTCACATGTAGATATTCAAATACCCCGAGGTTAGTGAGACAAGTTACTAGTAATTCTAGCGTGCCAAGGACAGAGAAACCCTGGATAGTTACTACTACTGCTTTCCTTGTAGACTTTCCAGGAACAGTTTCTTTCTGTTCAATACTTGTGATAATTTGCATCATCAGACCCTTACGAGTGGTAGACCTAAGTTAATTGCATTTCCTCTATCAAATAATTGTGCATGTGGATAGTCTTTGAATCTGATCCAATTACCACCCCAAACAACCTTCAGATCAAGTAAAATATTTCCATATTCTTGCCATTGTTTATCCTTTGTACCCCATATAGGCTTTCCACACCTCATTGGAACTGCATCAAATGCTAGACCATATTGGTGATAGCTTTCTCCACAACAGACATAGGTGACATGTGGACCATATTGAGGACCAACATCACGAAGAATTTGAGCCAACTCCATTCTATTATTATTTTCAAAGGATCGGATCTTCTTTTTTATTGTGTCCGTAGATCGAGATTGCCGCCACAATTTTGCTTGTTCTTCAGCACTTCGAACAGTACAATAGATAAGTATTCTATCATCCATCCTATCAAGTACTTCTTTTGCAATATCCTGCATTTCTGGAACTAAGAGAGAGAGATTTCTACTTGCCATTACACTACTCCTGTTGGACTCCCTGTTGTTGGCAGATCAAGGATTACTATAATGTCTACTAATCCTTCTGCTATTCTTGGAGCAACTTCTAATATTCGACCAGTTCCAGACCAGACATCAGGGGCTATTCCAGTGTGGAAATTTTCATACGGAACACCATCATCAGGATTATAGAAAGTAAGATTATCAAAGTCTATACTTACCCGATCCCAGATTTCTAACCCAGCGTACTTCAAGAATGTTGTAAAACTCACTGTATAATATTGTTGGGATAACCGAGCAATCCAGAAATCCAGTACTTCTTTGGCAGAAGTCAGATCATTATATGTGAACATATCCTTGTTGAGTTGCCTCTTACCATAAAGAGCTATATTATTTTTCCTGATGATTGGTGTGGGTCTTTCACTATCTGACTGAAATGTTCCATTAATAACGGTGATGAGATTGTTAATATCTGTGTAACCAAATGTAATAGAACCCAAAATTACGTCATTTGCACTAAAGGTAACCAAAGAGGCTGTGGGTGTAGTAAGATCAATGAGTTCATAAGAACCATCAATACGCCTACGTATAGCCTTCATTGATTGCCAAGCAATCTCGGGAAGGACAGCTAGAATACTCTCTTCATTCTTTAAAATAAAGTTCAGTTCTCTCGCATTACTATTTGAAGGTATAGTTCCTGTGAGATCATAGATAACCGAGCCGTCATCCCAAGTACCATTATTAATATTTACTGTGATAGGTACGTCCCCAATATCAAGGAGTTTCAGGATGAAATCATATTTGAATTTCAGATATGTCCCATCATGCATCCCTGTCCAAAGATCATCAGAGACTACAGTATAGTGAGAACTATCTACTACAGAATCTCCGATTTTCACTTGGCTGACGGTAGTCCCATCATGAGAATCTACAATGAACTTATCTTCGTAATCAAGAAGGTAGAGTTTTGTTCCTTCAGGCAGAGAAGTTTCTACATCTTCCGTAATCCCGATTTCTGAGATGTAATATGGGAATGCCCCGACAGGATTAATCTGTTGATTCAGTGTGATAATATCCCCATCTTGATCTATACAATTTGCAAGGAATACTTCATAAACTGTCATTGTTTGGTAACGAAAGAACTCTTTAATTGTATTGATTGCCGCGAGATCGTTCACAAGATCAGTCATGTCAATAGAATTACTTCCATTGGAATCTAAAATATCTAGGATGTCACTACTAAGGGGAGTTTGATTATATGCTGCTGTGGCCAGATAACCTGTTCCAAGAACATCAATATCATTGAAGAACCTAATAAGATAATTAATAAGATCATTTAACTGATCTAAACTGCGTATAATTTTCAAATCAGACTCAGTTATATAATTATCTTCATCTACATCTAAATTAAGGAATTGTGAAGATGTAATACTAGCATATGTGGCTGCCTCTGTTGCTGACCAACTACCGTTCCAATAGGGATTATTCTCAATGAGATCTGCTAAGATTTCTCCATTGGCCGATTGAGTGAAGAATGTGAAGGTGAGCTTCATCTTCATATTCTTTAAATAGGGAATTTCTGTAATTGTTTCACCCATAGGGCCAAGACTATTAGCATCCACCCCTATTCTTAACTTCGTATTCCTGTTCTTTGGTATTGGATCATCATAATTCTGTATTACTTCTTGAATTGTAATATTTTTGTACCAGATTGCTGTGAGATCAGTAGCAGCACAATTGAAATGACATACACCATCTACCACGTTGAACTGACCCAAAGCAATGAGATTAATATTATTACTAACAATATTAACATATATATCCTGCTCCTTTGGGAAGGAATTATAGGGATCTTCTACTAAAAGAGAATAAGAGGGACCAGCAGTAACTTCCCCTATAGTTTCCACTACGGGACGATGGAAGATACGAACAGGAATAATATCCTTCTGTGTTCCATATAGAGTGGGCCAATGCTCAATATTGAGTCTGCTAATGAGTTCATCATCATTTAAATCTACTGGATCAGGAGTATAACCAGTTATCTCTTCACTTTCTTGTTCCACTAGATCAAAGGAGAACTGTTTATCTTTGTATAGTGGATCTGTAATCTTCCCATAAAAAAGTAGAGTACTACCAATATATAGATTACCTGTTAGGGTTTGTAAATCAACAGATCCCATGTATTGTTTGAACACCCCAAACTGATCATTCAATACAATGCTTATACTGCTAACTGCTCCTAAGCCAGAGACATTAGAAACACTCTCATAGTTAGAGAATTCCTGGACATAAGGATAGACTCCTACAGATTCCACTGTTGAGTACAGTTCTTCTCCACTTCCCCAATCTATGCCTAGTCGGAATTCTGGATTTTGAGCAAAGACCTTTAGGTATTCTACTGGAATTGTTTTCATATTCTCCACCTATTTAATTCTACTGAGAAACTGTATCCAGCAGGATCTTTCATACTACTGAAAGAATCTCCTACAAGAAGACACATCCATTGAATACCTTTATAATCTGTGTAGAGAATATAATGTTTCTGTGCCTGCAGAAAGAAATTCCTTACTTCCTGAATTTTTGTCTTCTCAATCCCAGCAAAATCAAGAGAAGAATTAATAATATCACTTTTTTTGATAGTCGATCCGAATGTCCCTGCTTGAGTAAGATGAACAAGTAGATCATTGGTTTCTGCTTCGTTATCTCCCCAAGCAGGATTCTTGACTTCAAGAGTTACTGTGGGATTATATCCAGGATATTGAAATGTAATCATCTCGTAAGTACCCTTGGTAATGGGTTATTTACTGGTGTAGTAATATAAAGAGAGATAAAGGAGAAGTCTATTGATGCTCCTGTCTTCTCTTTCTTAACTTCCCAAGACTCGATTAGACCAATATGAGTTTCACCGTCGAAGGTAAGATTCACAGTTTCTCCAAATTTCACTTGAGCATAGTCAGTAAAGAGATTTGGATAAGGGACATAAGAGAGTTTGAATTCTAGGAGTTCTTGATATTTTGTACTATCTCCAGGTATTACGGTTTTCTCTGATCTTAGACTATCGAGAGTGATTTGACTTGATTCTGTTTTCTCCACGAACTCAAAAACTAAATGATCTATAGTAAGAGGATTAATACCTAATCTCGTAAATGGCGTTTTCTTTTTCACTGGTGGGAGATATTTACTCATAGATATGACTCCTTAGAATTAGGGGAGTGAGCGGAGAAGATAGAGAGAGAGAAGTCAGGTATGAATCGAAGGGATAAGAAAGATTAATATTACTTACTCTTGAGATCAATTCATAGTCATTTATTCCCCCACTCTCACCCTCTCCAATATAACTATCACCGATAAACATCTCTTACCTCAAATTGTGCAGTATCACCTAAATGATTTACACCAGTAGCAATTCTATGTGCTTGAAGTTTCCAAGAGCCAACTTCGTCAAGATCACCTGATTGAGTAACATATTGGAGAAGTCCATCTGGAGCAGTATATCCATCTGCAATTGTAGCAGTCCAGGTACTCTCTGCTCCACTAGGCTTCTGTACTTTGAATTCCAATGTGGTGGCACCAGTTAGATCTATACCAGTGTCCACAATAATCGTCGTTCCAATATCACCAAGATAGATCATAACCCTGCCTTTATGTCAAACCAAAAGCCCTGAATATCTAGTACGACTAGACAAAGTGAATTATTATTTGTACTATTTTGTCCAAATGGGCATGTTGTTGGCTCAACTGTAAAACGTTGTTTTATTACCAGACTAATTCCATTACTAATTATGTCTACTAATAGACCATCAATATAAACTGGATCAGTTGCTGGATTAACAGTTGGTTGTACAGTATCCGAAATAAAAGGGGAATCATTAATAAGAATTTCATAATTTAAAGGGGTAGTAAGACCTATTACCTCTGTTCTCCTATTTGCCCTTATCCCAGTAAATGTGCGATCACCTAATGGAAAATCTTCTATCGTTCTTGTATTACTATGATCTTTGCTATCAATATCTGTAGTATAAGTTGTATATCCTGGTGCATTTAGTGCAGAAACCATACCAATAACATCAGTACCTAAAACTATTCCTGGATCACTCCCTGGAGTTGCAGCTATTGCAGTTGTCCAAGAATCCTGTCGAACTGCTGAAGTTGCTACATCCCTCTTCCGATTAATGACTCTTATATCGGAAAAAGAATAAATAATTTCTGGATCAGTTGTTGGAACAAAAGCATAGAGACACTTATCTAAAACAGCCTCAAACCATGTCCAAAAATCTGCATATTGAGCACCTTCTGGTATTGTACCTGATGTACTAAGTAAAAGAAAAGCTATCGAATTTGGATCATTAATATCGCCTAACCCAATAACATTTCGCTCATTACAAACACGTATAAGAAGTTCATTAAGAGCAGCCAACATTTCAACAGGGAAGAGATCATAAACTTGTGGTGCTCCCCCTATCGAAGGTATTTCTGTGAATTCATAAGCATCAAGGCCAATATATGTCCTCTTAGCATTTAACCGAGCAGCCAAATTAGCGAGGTATGTTGCTCGTTTTCCTACTTCCCAAATACCTGTCATGATGTATATGCACTCAGCGGTGTCCCCGCTGCTCCGATTGTTGGGGCAGTGCCACTCCAATAGAGAATGCCATTTGAAACTGTAAACATTCCTTCAAGGACTGCCAACCTATCATTATAGCCAGCAATCTGTACCCAACTATCATTTATCCTCATCCAATAAGTTTCTTCAACTCCAGCATAAGCAAGATCAGTATCTTTGACAAGATTTGTTTCAGGAAGTGCCATTTCATCAGGAACAATATAAGTGTTTGGGACAAGACCTAAGAGAAAAAGGAGTTGCCTTTTGATTTCCGAGAGATCCTGATTATCTATTAGGTATAGTAGTTTTTTGATCTGTAATTGAAGATCAATATTACTCTTTCGTATACTCTCGAAAGTATACTGATCACTTATTGACCTATTCATTGGGATGGAAATACCTCTATTTTAGCACCTCGTACTTCAACTCTGGCAGCATCAGCATCAGTAACAGCAGAATCAAAAATAATATATTTATTTAATGCGGCTATTTTTTGTCCTGTAGTAATAGGAGAACCAATATCAGCCATATAATTTGAATACTCCAAATATTTGTGAAGGAAGTTCATAGTTTCAATAGCCCTTTGAGCTAACTCACCATACCTTCGTGAGGCTTCTTTAACATTTATTTCAAGCATTTTATTCTCCTTACCAACTGGTTAGATCGAGAGCCATTCTCTTCCAAGTATTCGTTCCTACACAGACATAGAAGTAATTAGCATCCCAAGCAAACATACCTGTAGTTCCAACACTATTCCAAGCTACTGGGGCATTCCCTGTCCCTTGAATAAATTGCCCCAATGTAGTCCGAATATGCCTATTTGCTAAGAAATCTGCGTTTGCTGCATCAAATTGAAATTGGACTGTGGATGAGGCATCCCCTTTATAAATAAGAATATATCTATTGCCAGTAGTTTGTGTATTTCTGAGTATTCTTATATCAGCTTGACTTGTAAAATCATCAACAAGAGAATCGATGAATAAGGCTGCTGATCCTGAAGCTGAACGTCTACGTATAAAGCCAGCACCAGCACCATCATCATAGAGATGAAGAAGATTATTTGAAGCATCTTCCTGAAGAAGTATACTTGGATTTGCTGCTGTGTTTACATAAACATTTCCTTTTAATGTTATATTTGTGGCCTTTAAAACAATATTTGTAATACTTGTTATTGCTGATCTTGTTGCAGTAAAAATATCTACTGCACTTCCCCAAACATCACTTAGAATTTGAAAGGCAAAAGTACCTGAAGTAATGTTGAACCACCAGTTCTTTGCATCAACTCCTTGATCTGTCTCACTCATCTTAAGCGTTGGTAAAGCATTCTGAAGAAACAAATTTGCATTATCCAATTCAAGACTAGTAAATAGATCTTGTATTTGAGTCAAATGCAGTGGTGACCAAAATCCTAGCAGATATACTCCTGCATTATGAGCTACAGCAGCATTGAATGCCCCACGGGTAACAGTGAGAGTATCATTTGTAATATTTGTGATAATTACGTGTTCTGCTTCTGTAAGATCAGCGAGTTCCCTACTTGGGGAAATTACTGCAATACACGGGGCAGCAATATAAGCTGCTCCCTCTCCGGGATAGACCTGGAAAGTAGTTTCCAAGGCATCTACCCCGGTGAGTAATTGCATTTGCTTGACAGTGTCAAGATTATAAAAATCCATTAGAAAGGTACTCCTGAGAAGAGAGTCGCTCTTCCTTGGCTCATTTGTCTGCGCAAGGTATTAGCTATACGCCTTGCTTGCATTCGATTGTTTCCTGTTACTTCCTGATTGAAATTATTATGGAAGGTAACATTATTTGTCTTATCAAACTTCATTCCGTGATTTATTGCACTAATGATCCGTTCATTACCAGTGACACCAGAAGCATTAATAATATATTCATTTGGATTGATATAGGCTAATTGAGTATCTTGCCCATGACCACCCATAGCAAATCCAGGAACTGAAGTCTTGAAATTATAGAGATTTTGTTCAGCAATTAAAAGATCCTCAAATGCCTGTTTCAAAGTAGCAGCAGCATTAGAGAGACCAATAGTGACATCACCCTGTGTTTTCACTCTATCAAGATATTCATCAAGAATCTTATTCTGTCGTTCTTGAAGATTTGCTCTCTGCCTATCTAATGCAAGAGCTTGACCAGTTGAATTATAAATATTTGTTCCAAGAGTTGCTAGAGAAGAACGAATATTTTGAAGATTATTCAGAGTATCAAGACTCTCAGTATTCAAGTTCTTTACTTGAATATTGTCAAAAATTTTGAAGAAATCTTCATATTGCTCTATTTGCTCTGGAGTTACCTTCTTTTGACCTCTAATAATTTGATCTATCTGGGGTAATATCTCTTCTAGTCTCAGAGCTTGTTCGACAGTTAGACCAAGAGCATCACCAAGATCAGTGAGTTTCTGACCTTTCTCTTGTACTGTGAATTTGCCACCAATAATAGGGATGCTAAAGCCAGCTTGGTTCTTTACGAAATCAACAGAAGACTCCTTGAGATTATTAATTGTTACATTTATCTTATTCAAATTTGTTGCGAGTTCATCCATTAATTTATTATACTCAGCAGTTTTAATATTGACTTGGTCCTGTAGTTCCAGTGTTTTTTCATCATTAAGTTGATTAGTGATTCTGATTAAATTAACTTCATTTAAATTAATAAGAGCTTTCTGAAATGCTTCAAGATCAACTAATTGACTCTCTAAGCCAGAAGACTTGAATGCTCCTTGAAGAATCTTTGCTGCTTCTTTCTGTTGATTAATTTGTTTAGTGAGTTCTTCAGAATTCGTAATAGCTTCAAGATCAGTAGGCTTGAAAGAAGTAACTAGATCAAAAGCCTTTTGTACTTCTGTTTGTTGTAACTGTTTCCTTAAGAGTAGTTTTTCCTCTTCCTGTACTTGTTGGTTTGTCCGTCGCAACATCCTGATTTGAAGATTTTCTCGTTCATGATCAAGAGAAAGAAGTTGATGAGTAATAATAAGAGTTTCTTGCTGAGGATTCTGATCAATAGGTATACCACTACGATTAAGATTTTTTCGTAATTCTATACTCGTAGTAAAGAGTTGTTTTAGTCTTTGTTCAATTGCATCAAAATTCTCTTTATCCCCTTGTCGAGCAGCTCGTTGAGCTTTCAATCTCAATTTATCTATCTCAAGATATATGGTTTGAATTTGATTGATTGGGGGAAGATTTGCAATAGAGACATCAAAAACATTGTTACTTGTTTCTAATTTTCCATTCTTGATTTCTGCAACTAATTGATCTCTCTTCTGTTTAAGATTATTTACTTCACTATTTAATTTAGCTACTTCATTGCCAAGTGCGTCAACGAAATCTTTAACACTTGCTTTTGCAATATCTTGATAAGTCTCAATAAGTAAGACTGAAGAATCAAAAATTTTATTTGCTTCAGCTACTTGTTTTGCTCGGGATTGTGCTAATGCTTTATCTATTGCCTCAATAGTTTCTTCAGTTTTCTTCTGTGTTGCTCGGAAAATTTTGGCAGATTTATCTAGAATAAAACTATAGGTATTTTCCCAAGCTTTCCCTAACTCTTTTGCTTGTTCCTTTTGTGTATGTACACTGACTCGTATAATTGTATCAAGACGCAAAGTGATATAGCCAAGAACACCTATTAAAACTGTTAAAGGATTCAAGACACTGTAGATTACTGCTGCTAGACCAGCAATAATAACACCAGCATCCCTAATGGACTTCATAGTTGCTATAATAGTGTCTGCAAAATTTTGAAAATTATTTGTTATTGATCCTAGAGAATTGAGAAGTGAATCGGCAAAATCAATTTTAAAGAAGTTTTTGATCTTATTTAATTCTATTTTTAATTTCTTTCCAGTAGAATTAAATACTGTTTCAATAACTCGCCTATAAGTTTCCGTTGAATCTTTGATTTCTTGAAGAGCAGTATTATATGCATCTGCCCCTGATCCAGTAAGTCTTAAAGCTGCATTGACTGCACGAATAGTTGAGAAGAATTCTCCCATTTCGCCAGAGGAACCCTTAGTCTTTTCTTGTAAAATATTTAGTAAGCCTGTGAACCCAAATGTCTTAATTGCTGCTTCACCGGATTCCACGCCCAACTCACGAAAGAGATCTTTCATTTCCTCTGTGGGTTTCAACAATTTCAATAGAATATTTCTGATCTGCGTGTTTGTTTGAGAAAAGGGAACACCAGAAATCGTAATTGAAGCTATTGCTGCTTGAAACTCTTCTAATTTAACACCTAATTCACCAGCTACTGCACCAGTTGTACCTAATGTACCTGCCATTTCTGACATACGCACACGACCAAGATCAATAGTCTTGAAAAAAGAGGCAGCGATTTCATCAGCATCACGGACATTTAAACTAAAGGAGTTGATTGCTGCCGCAAGAAGATTATTTGCATCTTCCGCTGTGCCTACAGCTGCTGTTGCAAATTCATTAACAGTAATACCAAAGTTCTTGAAATCCAGAGCACTATCAATAACTTGATTAGATAGAGCATCATAGGCTGCTTCAGTTTGGTCAATAATATCTAGACCAAAAGCATCAGAGACCTCACGGATTGTATCCCGCCATTGTATATATGTTTCTGCACTATTTTGAGCAATCGTCCTGACTTCTGACAATCTCTCCTGTAATTCAATTGAAGCAGCAACACTCTCACGAACCGCTGTAGTTAGACGGAGAATAGAAGTAGTGAATAATCTGATTGCAGCAATGTGAATAAGAGATTGGAAAGAAAGTGTTACTCTCTCAACATGCTCTTTTGTTGTCTTTAATGCTCTCGCCTTCCTGGCTTCTGCTGCTTCGAATTGTTTTGCTGCAACAGCAGTACGTCTTGCCTGCTCCTCTTGGATCAAACGGAATTCTGTTGCATCATTCCTCTGTTGTGCTGCAATAGCTTGCTCTTTAAGTTGGGCATTAGTAAGAAGATTTATCCTTTTTTGTATTGCAGCGAGTTCCAATTTTCTATTTGCAGCTACTAATCGAGCTTGCCTTCCTAACTCTGTATTTTCTTCCCTCTGTGCTCTTTGTGCTACAATCTGTTCATCATTAAATTCTTTTGTTGTCTTTCTTAGATATTCAAGATTCTTTTGCTTTTCTTGTGCAAAAATCTTTTCTTCAGAAGCTAGAAGAGTAGCTGATCTACGAAGTTCATCCAATGTCTTATTTCTGACACCTGTTTTTTCTAAATCTGCCCTTGCTTTTGCTTCGGTAACAACTGCTTGTTTTCTGATTATTGAATCTTTTTCAATCTGCCTTGTTAATTCTGCATCAGTAGACATCAATCGTTGCATAGTTGCTGTAAAGAATTCTGCTTCTGTTCTAGCAGTCTTTTCAGCATCACTAATATTGACAAAAGCAGTGACATTCTTACCTGATTGGAACCCTTGTTCAACCTGCTGTTGAAAAACCCCACCAGTAACTAATTGATTACCACTCTTTCCCCTACTAGCTTGTTCAAGAAAAGGATCAAATCTCTTGAGTTCATTCGCCAAAATTGTAGTAAGATTTTCTCGACTCTTTCCTGCTTCCTTCAATTGTGTTGCATAATTCTTCCAACTGCGTGTTCGATCAATTGTTCTTTGATCTTCTGCATCGAGGAAGACACCCAAACGTTTATATGTCTGGTGCATAGTTGTTGCAGTATCAATGATCTCCTGTGCACGAGTTTGAAAAGGACTGAATCTTTCATTGAAACTACTGATTAATGCTGCATTTGCTCCGGCACCCTTACCCATTTCTGCCTGTAATTTAATAAGAGCCAATCGTACTTCTCTGATCTTTTCAAGACCAGTGAAATTAATACGTCCCAACATAGGCTCTTTAAGAAGTTGTTGGACTTTCCTGATCTCTTCTTCAATAACCTTGACAGAATTGGCATTTTGAATCTTCAAAGTCAATTCTTTTGAGAGTTGCCCTTGTAGATTTGCCATAGCAGTTTTTGCATCTTTTGCAAAATTCACTACCTTCTGTAATTCACTTAATGCCTGTTGGGCATCTAATGTATAGTGATCTGAGATATCAGCCATTTGATATTACACTCCTTACTACTCGTAAGAATCCTTTAGCCATTTCTTCCCTTATCTGTTCTCGGAATACTCTTTTTGCTTCACTATGAGCACCCCAACGATCCGATGCAATATAAGGGTAATCGTTGTGAGCAGATGTCAAGAAATTTCTCATGTCTAAAACAAGTCTTCCATTAGTCAATTCTAGGGTAGCTATTCCCATTGATTCTCCACGACTAGGAGTATTACCATAAGAGCTTAATCGTACCCTATCTCTTTTTCTCCATATGGAATGTGGCTGTTCATCATAATTAGCAGGTACTTGTAGCCCAAGAGAACGGGCCATAGCTAGATATGATGCTCTAGCTTGGCCCGTTAGACTTGGAATTGCTTTTGATCCAGCTTTAACATAGGCAACTACAGCATCTTTAACAGTCCTCTCCATTGTGAACTCAAGATCATCCTTGACTTCTATGAATGCTCGGACTTTAAATCCCATCTGAAGGAGTCTCCTCGTGTTGCCTTATATTCTCATATGCTAGTATATGTGTTTTTGCTATTGGTTCTATACTATCCCAATCTGCTGGATTAATCCCAAAACGTTCACACGCGCGATAGATTAAATATAAGCTAGATCTGTAATGAGGAAGGACTAGTTGTCGAACTTGGCCTGCGCCTGACCAGACAAAAAACGTTGAGTGGCCTCATCAATACGTTCAGGACTGATGTTATGAACTCCCAGAATCTTAAGAATCAGCAGGTTAATCATAGAATCTGTGAGTCCTGCTTCCTGCAACTCAATCCTGTAATTCTTGTAAGTGGTGGGATCAGCCATATCAATAGTTTCCCACTCAAGATCAGGAGTAGCCTCAAGAGTCCGAAGGATCATGTAGGCGAACCTGACTTCTTCATACTCTTTCATCTCTTCAAGATACTGGGGGTTATCTACCTCTTTAACTGCTTGCGTTTGTCCAGCCTTCCGAAAGTATGGGGGCTGTGGTTCTTTAATAATCTTTTCCAAATCTTCAGAGAAATTACATGCTTGGGCTACGAAGACCATGACTGGCTCACCTGTCTCAGGATCAGGGATCACAATCGTCTTCTTAAATACCTGATGTATTTTCTCACCTTTGATTTTCATAAATATTCCTTTACTGGGCGCCCTAGATTATCTAGGGCGCCCTTTTCCTTATTCATCAATTGGTTCAGTTGCATTACACTTGCCGGAGATACTGATCGTTCCGGCTTTCACATCAAACTGTTTGGATTCCACACGGAAATCCGGGAAGCGGAGAGTTTGAGATCCACTACTACCACAAGAGGGAACATTGGTAAGGACCAGATCACAAGCATATGGAGCACATTCATCAGCATCCGTAGAAGTAAAATTAAGATTGAGAGCACCATTTATGAATGTTCGATTACCAGTGTAACCTTGCAGCAGGGAAATCACATCATTAGCCCCACCTTTACTACGAAGATCGTAACGACCGGAGAAAGAAACTTCCATCGGCGTTTCGTCATCGTCCTTAACAGTACCGCCTCCACTATTGGAACCGAGACGACCGCGGTTCTTCACATAGATACGGGCATTAGTTTCAGTCCAGGTAAAATTACCTTCATCAAAGATAAGTTCAACACTTGCAGCAGCGCCATCTTCAATAGTCATCGTAACATTTTTGAGATCGATGACTGCATATGCTGGCGTATATAGATAGAACATTTATGAGTCTCCTTTCAAGACACTCTTGTAGCGAACTTCGACTGTGGATTGCTCGATGTTCTGATCCTTGTCAATCTGCCCATAGTTGTTTATCTGTACAGTTCTTCTGCGATCATACATAGGATAAAGACAGAAATCTTCTGTTGCTATAGGCTGTACAGCTAAAGTAGCTAGAGCACCGACGTACTGTGACATGGTATAGATGTTCTGAGTATCGAACAACATAATAAGAATGTTTGCTTCGACTTCTGCTCTCCACCAATTTCCAGGCCATTGTACAAACCAGGGGCCATCTGTCCGCAACTCTAATTGAACAGGAGACTTTACCTTTAGTTCATCTTGTGTGAAGACTAACCAAGGAGCAGCATCATATTGTGTATAATGTTGCACTATAGCTTTAATTATTTGTTGCGGCCATAATGGGTTCATAATCGGTGCCCTCTATTCGACTGACAGTGAATCCTACTAGTATCCCACTTGGATGCTCTTTAACAATATTGATTTTGTAAGCTTTGTTGTTGAGAACAATATAGTCATCTATTTTTATGTCATCTTTGCTCTCAACAACAAAGACCTTTTTCTCAATATCAAAATAACCACCTAAAGTGAAATTTTTATTAGCAGCGATATAAGAGAGATCATATACAAAATCTCTTACCAAAGAACCTTCGAAAATCAGAGCTTTCCGAATTCGTTGTGAAGAAAAACTACGTAATTTATCACCAGTACTGTAATCCACAGAGGTCTCAGTGACACGAACAATATAGAGTTTTACCCCAAATTGTCTTTTTAGTACGTAGAAAGCTCTTCGCAACTCATTCATTAGCCTACATCCACTACGGCGACCGTGACACCAGCACCAGTAATACCACTATAGGTCATGGGGATAGCAGCGCCATTCGCTGCCATCTTATTGAAATTGCCGATGAGAACTTGCTTCGTCGGAGCAAGTGAAACAATAAGATCAGGAACACCCACAATTTGGGATTCAATAGTGACTACCGCAGTTTCAGCCACAGTGTCATTACGCATCCAGAGAAGAGTGGTACTACCTTTCACGAAACTATTGCCATTCGTATAATCAATGGCTTGGAAATCCGCTCCAGGAGTATCAACATCATCAATAAAGGGGTTCCCAGCATTCAAGGCGACATTATTGCTAGAAATAAGAGCAGTCACCACATACATAGGAGTATAGAAATTAAACATTAGCTCACCATTATTTCGCCATAATTGGCATTGTAGGTACCAAGACCAAAGAGAGCATCAATCGAGATACGGGTTTTCTGCGAAGCATGATCCACAGACATCATGGTGCGAAGAGCAATACCATTATATTCCAGGATGAAAGAGGAAATACTACCTTCATTCAGATTTTCCAACGGACGGTTCACAAGAATTTGTCCGGGACGATTTTGTGACCAGCTATATTTCCCTGCGGGAGTTAGATGGATTATAGTATCATTTACGACAGCAGCATCAAGTGGGCGATTCAAGAGAATCTTGCTATTACTACTGTCCACGTCAACCACACTGTAGATCGGGGAAGTCGCAGCAAACTGCAATCCCTGACCAACTTGTGGTAGATTAGTGAAGTCAGCAACAACAATCCAGTCATCCCAGCCAGCTGCATAGCCAGCAATGAGATCAACCGTACCACCATCGAAAACACGAACAACAGCATTATCAACTATTGCATCACGAAGACCAGGAGAAGCAATCGTGATCTCAGTAAGATTACCAGTGGTTTCTGTATGTCCAGTAAGACGATACGGGACGCCAGCAATCGTACACCACTGACCAGTCACACCAGCACCTGTGAAGCCATCAACAGTCATCGTGGTTGTACCAGCAAGGTAGCCAGCAGCCGAATTGATTGCTCCTTCACGATAATCCGTCATTGCCAGATTAATATCGGGCATGAGTGTGGACAGCGCGAAATCAAATCCTGCACCAAATTTCACACCGCCAGTAATAAGGGGAGAACCATCACCGGTCATCCGAGCTTCACTGAACTTATCAATTTGGCTGATATAACTTTCAGGATCAGTGCCAACAAACATTGGACGGATTTGCCCAATAGCCACTTTCCGTTCATTCAGATGTTTGCGAGCTTGGTGAGTGATCGCGAAAGTTGGATCAGTACCAATATAACCGGAGATATTTCCACCACCTAAAATAAGGGTATTGTACATTTCGCCAATACAACACTTTTCAAGAAATTGTACTGTCGGACGAATATGAGGTTCAATAAAGTACTCTGCGAGATCAGGAAAACTACGCTGCTTCTGGCGAGAAGTCAGGGAAAATGCAGCATATACTTGCTGATTCATTACCACAGAGCCACCAGTTGCACTGGGAGTCGTAAAGGTGAAATCTGTACCTTCAGGAAGACGTCTCCCAGTACCTTCAACAGGAGCATTGAAATTAACAACTTCACCGTAATCTGCTACGAGGGGGTCGAAATCACGAAAGAAAGAACCAGCAACCACCATATTGTCCAAAAGGACTGCCATGGCTTCTTTTGCTATCTTTTCCGCAGTAAGAGCGGTTAAGTCATAGGCCGGAATATACAGAAACATATTTAACGTGTCCTTTGTTTACGTTGTTTGAGGTATTGTTCCATAGGTAGATCACCGATGTCTTTTGGCTTACCATTTAAATCAAATTGATCCCCGGTCCCACCTTTTTGCTTATTCTTGAAGACATAAGCGTAGGTGGGATCTTCATAGAGAGCTTTGAATGCTTCTGCAATAGGAAGATCAGTTACCCTAGTTCCATCCTTCTCTTTTACAGAGACACCTTTAACTATTGCCTCATATTTCCCTGGGATGTCTTTTCCATCTTCATCCTTGACGGGAACAATGACAGTACGATGGGCTAGAAGATCAGTCATAATTTGCATATTTGCAGCTTCATGATCAGGATGAGTTGCATAACGAGCAATCTCACTATTAATGTACTGTTGA